ATATAATATAAAGGGGGGTGAAGGGGGGAAAAACACCTGTTTTGTAAAGCCCACAATCGAGGAGGTCGCAGCCTATATCGAGAAGAAAAAATTCGACGTCGATGCCGCCGCTTTTGTGGCCTTTTACGAGAGCAAAGGATGGCGGGTCGGCCGCAGCCCGATGGTGAGGTGGAAACAGGCAGTCGTGACATGGCAATACCGCAAACAAGGAGGACGAGGGAATGGCAAACAACAGGTCAGCAAGCAGGGGTCAATCTACGACGATTGCCTTAGATAGGCGGTTGGAGCAGGTCAAGGCGGCAGAGAGGATGGTCTGCGGTGCGGTGCTGCTCGAGTCCGAGGCAATCGTGAGGATCGCCGGCATCCTCAAGCCGGGTCATTTTTACGACCCCGCAATGTCGGCAATCTACAAAGCCGTCTACGGCATTTGGACCGACGGGGGCAAACCGGACATGCTCCGGGTGTGCGAGTCGCTCCTCAAATCGGGCGACCTCGAAAAGGCAGGCGGCATGTACGGCATAAGCCAGCTCGCCTCCAAGGTGGCATCCACCGCCAACCTCGAGGATCATGCGCTATACGTCCGGCAATGCTACACGCAGCGTGCCTTGATGCAAGCGGGCGGGCAGATACGGGACATAGCCGGGGACTTGACACAGGACGTGAGCGACCAGGTCTCGTCGTCGATCAATCTTGTCGAGGCGGTGGCAAACGAGATGGACTACGACAACCCGGCTGTAGGCATGGAGGATGCGACCAACAAAGCCCTTGAGCAGTACTCGGAAAAGGAGCGGCTAAGGGCGGAGGGCAAGACATACGGCATCATGACCGGGCTAAAAGTGCTGGACAAGTACGTGGCAGGGTTCAAGCCGGGCGATTTGGTCGTGTTGGGCGCACGCCCTGCAATGGGCAAGACGAGCGTGATGTTGAGCTTTGCCAAAAACATGGCGCAGTCGGGCAAACGGGTCTGCATCTTCTCGCTCGAGATGAGCAACGTCTCGTTGGCTAACAGGCTGATATTGTCCTGTTGCCCGGGCATGGACACGGCGGCATACCGGGGAGGCTACCTGTCGCAGGGGCAAAAAGAGCGGGTTTTGGACGCGGTAGGGGAGATAAGGCGGTTGCCCATCGTGATAGACGAGACGCCCAACATCTCGATGCAGCAGCTCAAAGTCCGCTGCCTTAACCTCAAAATGCGGCAGGGGCTGGACGTGGTCATGATAGACTACCTCCAGCTGATGGACATGCGCGGGGACAACAGGCAATACAACCGGGAGCAGGAGATATCGAGGACGACCCGCCTGTTGAAGCGGTTGGCGAAAGACCTGCAAGTGCCGGTCGTCCTGCTGTCGCAGCTCAACCGCAATATCGAGTCAAAGGCTAAAGCTAAGGGGCAGCTCAGCCCGGACCTTCCGGGCATGGCGGACTTGAGGGAGTCCGGGGCTATCGAACAGGATGCGGACGTGGTGCTGTTGCTGCACCGCCCCGAGTACTACAAGGACGAGGACGCCATCAAGGGGGTCGGCATCATCAACATAGCCAAGCAGAGAGACGGGCGGACGGGCAAAGTCGAATTCGCCTACAACGAGTCGCTGACCTGCATCGGGGATGTGCAGAGGACGGTGGACAAGGACGAGGCTCCATTTTAAAAAAACAGAGTATGAAGCATAATAATTTTTTATTCAACGATTACGACGGGTTTGTTGAAAAATTCAAACCCAAAAAGACAACGGACGATTGTTACACGCCGCCCGAGGTATATGATGCCGTATTGGATTGGCTGGCCGCCCGTACCGATTTGGCCGGGAAGGAGATTGTACGCTGTTTTTATCCGGACATGGACTACAAGACGTTCGACTATCCTGACGGGTGTGTCGTGGTCGATAACCCACCGTTTTCGATTCTGGCGGAGATATTGAGGAATTTTGATAATTGGGGAGTGCGTTATTTTCTTTTCGCCCCTCATTTAACCTTGTTTTCCAAGGATCCTAAAAATATCCGTACCCACATCGTTGCAGACTGCACTATTAGGTACGATAACGGCGCTTTGGTCAACACCGGGTTTATTACAAACTTGCCGGAATTTGAGGAGTACAGGATTATTGGGTCATATACTTTGAAGTTGGCGATCGAGGAGGCTCAAAAAACAGCGAAAGGAAAAGATAAAAAGACATTACCCGTCTACAAATATCCTGACAACTGCATTACGGTCAGCTCGATTGCTAATATCATAAACGCAGGGATTGACCTTGTCATACGGAAAAAGACATCCTTGAAGGTAAGGAGGTTAGACAGTCAAAAAAAATATGGCAAAGCGATATTCGGGTGCGGCTATCTCGTTTCGGACGGGGAAGCGGAGAAGCTCAAAGCGGAGAAGCTCAAAGCGGCAATAGTATTTGACTTAAGCAGTGCCGAAAAGGAGGTTGTTAAACATCTCAACCAGTATGACGACTAAACCAAAAAAAAAGAGGATAAGGCTGTACGGGATGAATGCGGGCGTGGACCCGTCCAAGCCGAGGCGACGCCCAAAGTCGGACATCCGCTACCACACCAACAGGTGGCACAAAGCGAGCGCAGCCTTCCGGGCGGAGCACCCCCTTTGCGAAGAATGCTTGAGGAAAGGCATCTACACGCCATCCAAGGTGGTTGACCATATCGTCCCGGTAGCCATTTGCAAGGATTTTTGGGACGAGGGCAACTGGCAAGCCCTGTGCCAGTCCTGCAATATAGCAAAGGGGAACAGGGATAAAAAATATATACAAGGCAAAGAAAAATATCAGCCATGAAGCGGTTATTCAGCGAAGTCGAACGGTCGTTTTTTGAAAACTTGGACATCAAAGCCCTGAGCAAAAAGGAGTACGGATGGGCTTTGACGCAGTTTAAAAAGTGGGTTGTGTACGAGGGCAAGGACATCAACCAGCTCAAGCGGGCGGATATCCTCGCCTACAAAGCCTACCTCGAGCGGTCCAAAAAATCAGAAAGCACGATGGACTTTTACTTGTTGGTAGTCCGCCGTTTTTACCAGTTTGTCGAGGACTGCGGTGATGGCGACAACATAGCGTTGGGCATCCGTTACAAGCGCAAGCACAAAGGATTTTACAAAGAGCATCTGACGGATGACGAGGTGGTCGCACTGCTGTCGAGCATAGACCGCAGCAAGCTGATAGGGCTAAGGGATTACGCCATCATCTACCTCATGCTCTGCACCGGGCTCAGGTGCGTGGAGATATCGAGGCTGGCGGTCGGGGATGTGCACCCGGACGAGCGTTACCAGTACTTGGAGATACAGCGGAAAGGGGAGACACGCAAAACGACAAGCTTCGGGGTCACGGTTGAGATCTTGCAGCCGATACTCGACTACTTCGACGCAAGAGGGGTAGGCAGCGAGGAATTCCCAGCCTTTTGCACGCACGGCAAGACGGGCGAAAGGGAGATGACGCCCCTGTTGGTCGGACGGATGATAAGGGACCGGATGAAAGCGGCGGGGGTCTACTCGACCAAAAAGACGGCGCACAGCCTGAGGCACACGGCAGCGGTGAGGGCGATCAAGGCAAAAGTACCCATCAGGGAGGTGCAGGTCATGCTGGGGCACAAAAACGTGAGCACGACAGAGGTCTATTTGCGCTCATTAGATGACGAAATGAGGCTTGTCAATCCTGCTGTAAGGGCAATATCCGTTATCGCCTTAGATTCGACCGCAGACGGCAAAAACGGCACAATCCGGGATAAAAAGTATCAATAAGGCTATTAGCATAATATTAATATACAGTTAATAAATGCTTATGAATGAAAATAGATTAAAAAACGCACGCATCCGGGACACCGCATGGGGAGGGGGGTCTGAATCTCTGTGCGGCTCGACCGCCGAACCACGCCCCGGGTCGCTTTCCGTGCGTGCAAAATTGGAGGTTTGCCATGGGCAGGGGTCGTAAGCCGCTGCCGGATGCGGTAAAGGTGATGCGCGGGACAGACCAGCCGTGCCGGATGTCCGGCGATGACGGCGTGGACAAGATCGGGAACGTCCGGCAAATCATGTCATGCAGCCGGATGAAGCTCCTGCCCACGAAACGGGCAAAGGAAATTTTCAAGACGAAGGCGAACCAGCTGATAGGCTTGCAGGTTTTGACGGAGCTCGACTTGGAACACCTTGCGGTTTATGCAAACAGCTTGGACGTGTTGTTTTCCTGCCTCGAGGGCATGAGGAGACCGGCGTTGGAGAGGTTTGACAAGGACGGCAATTTGGTCGGATATATCGCTCCGCCGGAGATTGCGTTATACAAGCAGATGGTTGAGCAGGTTAACAGGATCGGGGCTGAATTTGGTTTCACTCCGGTGTCAAGGCAGAGGATCAGCCAGCCCATGGTCGAGGAGAAAGACGAATTGGATGAAATTTTCAGTGGAATCAAATAAAAAACGGTTATGAATTTTACAGGGAAAATAAACCTGCTCAGGTTTAAGAGCGCATGCGTCATAGACGTGCAGGGGAAAACGATGAAGAAAAGGGGTGTTTTCATTCCGATAGACGACAACTGCCTGTTTGTGTCTGCCGACGACAAGGGCAACGCTAAAGGAGTCTATGTCGATTTTATGGCATGGGAAAACCGGCAGATGTCACAATTTGGAGACACGCACTCCATCAAGCAAAATTACCCGAAGGAAGTCCGGCAGCTCATGTGCGAGGAGGACATGAAGACAATCCCCTATTTCGGCAACCTTAAACCTTACGAGCCAAAGAATCGGTGTCGGAGGTCAAGACGGTCGGGGAAGTGATTGAAGAAATGTCGGATTTGCTATTTTGACGGACATGAGGCGCAAGGAGGAGATATACAAAAAGAAAGCCCTCGACTACATAGACAGCGTGCTGTCCGGTAGCCGCAATGCCGGGGAACTGGAGCGGCTTGCCGTCCAAAGGCATGTGTCGGACTTGCAGCACGCCATGGAGCTTGGGATTTATTTTGACGAAAAGGCAGGCAAAAAAGCTTTGGCTTTTTGCCAAGTCATCAAGCATTACCAAGGCGAGTGGGCTGGGCAGGAGTTCATCCCGGAGGGATGGCAATGCTTTATACTCTGGTCTATTTTCGGCTGGAAGACAAAAGGCGGCATAAGGCGGTACAAATACGCAGCGGTCGAAGTGCCCAGGAAAAACGGCAAGACCATGCTGGGCGCAATCATAGCCCTTTACGGCCTGGTCGCTGACGGGGAACTGGGGGCCCAAGTCTTTTCAGCTGCCGTGGACAAGGATCAAGCGGCTATCTGCTGGCGGGCGGCTTGCCGGATGGTGGAGCAGTCCCCGGTATTGCAAAAAATGCTGACGGTGTGGACTACTTCCATCGCCTATGACAAGGCGGCATCCTTTTACAAGCCCCTGTCAAAGGAGACGAGGAACAAGGATGGGCTGAACCCGCACTTCGCCATCTGCGACGAGATGCACGCTTGGTCAACGGATGACCTTTACAACCTGATACGCTCAGGCATGGGCGCACGCCGCCAGCCTCTTATATTTTCCATCACCACGGCAGGGTTTGACATGAATTCCCCTTATTACCAGATGCGGAGATTTTATGTCGACATCCTCAAGGGGATGAAAAAGGACAACAGCACATTCGTCTTGATTTTTTGCCCCGACAAGGATGACGATTGGAAAGACGAGGCGACTTGGAAGAAAGCATGCCCGAACCTGGGCGTGTCCGTGTACGAGGAGTATATGCGGATGGAATTTGAGGCAGCCATCAACAAAGGGAGCACGACAGAGGTAAACTTTAAAACAAAGAATTTGAACCTGTGGGTGGACGCTCCTGACGTTTGGATCCGTGACGAACTGGTCGGCAAGTGCGATTACGGCACTACGGTCGAAGAGCTGGAGGGCGATACCTGCTATGCGGGTTTGGACCTCGCCTCGCACGTGGACATCAATGCCCTCTGCCTCTATTTCCCGGAGAGGGAAACACCCTGCTGCCTGTTTTACTTTTGGATCCCGGAAGACAAGGTGAAGGAAAAAGAAGACCATGTGGATTACAGGCAATGGCAGAAGGACGGCTACATCCGTGTCACCAACGGCAACGTGATAGACATTGACGAGATGGTGGCTGACTTGGCCAGGATCTTGCGGAAATACGATGTGCAAAGCCTTGCGTTTGACCCGGCGAAAGCTTATCACGGAGTCATCCAAGGACTGCAAAAGGAGGGCTTTGATGACATATTGGACGAGTTTTCGCAAGGTATCCAAAACATGAGCGAGCCGGCGAAGAAAATAGAAGCGGACGTGTCGTCCGGCAAAGTAGACTTGATGCGCAACCCGGTCATCCGGTGGATGTTTAGCAATGTTGTCATTTACCGTGATGCGAATGACAACATCAAAATGGACAAAAAGCGCAGCACGGAAAAGATAGATGGTTGCGTGGCGATGGCAAACGCATACGGTGCATATATGTCAACCGACATAGACGGGTTTGCGGACATAGGTCCGTCTTATATCAAACTTTGAGGCAATGACGATAAAAGAGTTTGACGAGAAAGTAAGGGTCGGAAGTGAAATCCGATATAAGGGGAAGACCATCAAGGTGGTGGATATTGAGCGGAGGGAGCATGTCGCTATCATCGGCCATGCAAAAAGAGTCAGATGTTCAGAAATAGAACTGCCGGGGGGTAAAGAATAACATAAACAATAAAAAAAATGAATTACGGAGTACCATACAAGGGGTCAAAGAATAGTATAGCGGCGGACATTGTGAAGTTTCTTCCGGAAGCAGAGAACTTTTACGACTTGTTCGCAGGAGGCTGCGCAGTGACCCACGCCGCCTTGCTTTCCGGAAAGTACAAGAACGTTTATGCAAATGATTTGGATTCCCGTCCGGTAACGCTGTTTCGGGACGGAATTAACGGCAGATATAAGGACGAGAAACGGTGGATAAGCCGTGAGGATTTCTTACGGCTGAAGGACACTGACCCCTACGTGGCTCTGTGCTGGTCTTTTGGGAACAATGCGAAACATTACCTGTACGGGCAGTACATAGAGCCTTGGATGCGTGCGCTGCACCATGCAAGGGTATTTGGAGACTTCCTTTTTTTTGATAGGATGGGCATTAAAACAGATGGGAGTCCAAATGATATAAATCTGCACTTGGATGAGTATAAGCGAAAATACGAATCATGGCTGGGGGGGGGAAGGGGAGTACCAGTGATGACGTTTGATAAGTTGCCGAGCTTTTCGCATACAGAAAGAGTGAAATCATTGGGGATATTAAAAAACTCAGAGAATCCAGAAATGCTCGATCAGATACAAGGATTGTTCGACCCTGTAAGCCTCCAAATATCAAATCTCGACTACATGGATGTGAAAATCAAACCGGGAAGTGTAATATACTGTGATATCCCGTATAGAAATACGGACGAATATAAATATCCGTTTAATCATGATGAGTTTTATGATTGGTGCATGCTCCACAAAGGGCATATATTTATATCGGAGTATAATATGCCTAATGATAGGTTTCGGATTGTATGGCAAAAGCTTAAGAGATGTACCATGTCGTCCGCATCCAACTCAAAAGTAGTGATTGAAAAAATTTACATACCAATATAAATAACTAAAAGAAATGAGCAAATACAGGAACATAATCGAGGTGCAGGTAGACAAAGACACGCCTGCAAGTGAGGAATTTTTATACAGGGGTTTTACCTGCCCACGCTGTCACGGGAAAGGATTCCGCTGCGAATCGAGGAAGAACAAACCATGCGAATTTTGTGATGCCACAGGCAAGCTCAAGGCGCATATCACCATTGATTTTTTACCGGATCATGATTGACAACTGGGACGAGAAGATTTGTTTAAATTCAGGATATTAGTATGTACAACTACAAATGGAAACTGAAGGACGCAGCCTTCACGAAGGACAAAGGGACGGTTTTCAGCTGCTTCGCCTGTGGGGGGGGGTAGTTCGATGGGGTACAAGCTGGCGGGGTTTGACGTCGTCGGCTGCAACGAGATTGACAAGCGCATGGCGGACTTGTACTGCCGCAACCTTTCCCCGGAATACTGCTTCATAGAGCCCATACAGGAGTTCGTGGAAAGGGAGAGTTTCCCGGAAAGGCTGTACGGGCTGGACATCTTGGACGGGTCCCCGCCCTGCTCCACGTTCAGCATGGCTGGAAGCCGTGAGAAGGCATGGGGAGTGGAAAAGGTGTTCCGTGAAGGGCAGGCGGCGCAAGTGCTGGACACCCTGTTTTTCGACTTCATCAAATTGGCGAAACGGTTGCAGCCGAAGGTGGTAGTGGTGGAAAACGTGAAAGGGTTGCTTCTCGGGAACGCCAAAAGCTATGTCAGGAGGATATACGAAGGTTTTTTGGATGCGGGGTATAATGTCAACCATTACCTGCTCGACGCTTCCAAGATGGGAGTGCCACAGAAGCGTGAAAGGGTGTTCTTCGTGTGCGTAAGGAAAGATTTGGCGCACCACGTGAAGTGCGAACATGACCTTTTCGGCATAACACCGCTGTTGGATTTGGATTTCAATTGCCCGCCCGTCCATTTTTCCGAATGTTATGACGGGAAGGGGAAAGAGGTGGCGTCAAAGGAATTTCGCAAGATGTGGGAAGGCAGGAAACCCGGGGACAACGACATGAGGGACACCTCCAAAAGGATTTACGGGAAAGAAAAGCTTTTCAGCCACAAGTACGTCTACATGGACAAAGTATGCCTTACGTTGACGGCGCACAAGGAAGGGATTATCCATTTCGACAAACCGCTCTACCTTTCAAGGGGGGAGGTGGTGTCCATATCATCCTTCCCGCAGGACTACGACTTCGGCACTCAAAACCCGCATTACGTGTGCGGCATGAGCGTGCCTCCCGTGATGATGGCACAGGTGGCGGAAAGGGTTTACTATCAATGGTTGGTTAAAATCAAATCAAATGGAAGGAAAGATTTATCATACAAGTGAAAACAAAGCAAGAGGAATCAAACTCGATGCCGGGAAAACACGTTGGGATTTGCTGCCCCTCCGCCGTGGAGGAAATCGTAAAGGTCTACACTTTCGGGGCGGGGAAGTACGGTGATAACAATTGGCAGAACCTGCCGGACGGCTACAACCGTTACAAGGCGGCTATGTTCCGCCACTTGGTGGCTTCCGAGAATGGGGAGCAATTGGACAACGAGAGCGGCTTGCCGCATTTGGCGCACATGGCGTGGAACGGCATTGCCCTGCTGCATTTTTATATGGAAGAAGATTTAAACAAAAAGAATCATGATTGACAACTGGGACGCACTCGACAAGAAGACAAATGGGAAAGTGACGGCTTTTACCTACATCGTCCTGTGGTTGCACGACCGGGTATATAGCCTCTCGACCGACCTGTATTACGGGGTCAAGAAGTCGAAATACTACCGTCATGCCGTCAAAAGGACGGTGAACGAGATATACAACGAGGCGAGCGTGGCGTGCAACGAGAATTTCTCCATCTTGGGCAAGAGCGCACTGTTTTTGTCCGAGGTCAACGGGAACGTGAGCGGCAGCATGGAGAAACATATAATGGTCTACAAGTATGCGGTGCAGCAAGCCCTGTTGGATGCCGGGGTGGGCGGAGAGGCGAACGAGCTTGCATCACAAGCGAGCGTGGTCAATATGCTTGCGCAGGTGCTGTCATACGTCATCGACGATTTCAGGCGGATGGCATTGACCCCTTGGAGGGTCAAGAACAACCCGTTGGAGTACATGAGGCAAGAGCCGATAAGGTACAAGACGCAGAAGCTGGCCAACCTCTTGGCGGACAACCGTGAGACCGTGAACCTGAACAAGTCGAAGCGGGTAGTGGACGCTTTCTCCTGCTTCACCAACGCCCTTTTCGCAGGCGGGGTGTTCGGCAGTGCGATTGAAAAAGCGGAAAAGGAAATAGAAGAAGTTGAAAAAATAGCTTATCAGGAATAACATGGACATGGAAGAAATGGAAGCGGAAATAAGGATGCTCAAGCTTAGGATTGAGCGCAACGAGAGAATTAAATGCCATTTCGTGGTCGCAAGGCTGAAACGGGAATTGGCGCAGTTGGAAAACGAAGCATCATGGAAATCTGGTGGGGCTGGCGATTGTTTAGATAAGATTGCCGACAGCCACAAAGATTACAACATAACGCATTGGAGAGATATAAACAAGCCTAAAGGAGTTAAAGAATAGATATGGATTTAAAAGAGAAACATGCAAAATTATGGGATTTGTACTGGACTAAATTTGTCAATACGAACCCGGTGGTCAGCGGCTATTGCGTGCCGTTGGAGTATATCTGCGACAACAAGGGGTATGCAGGGGACGGCACTATCAACATGGCGGAGCTGCTGACGCTGCTGCAACTTAGGCGGAAGAACGGGCGAAAAAGCCCGGTGGAAGTGCTGGACGTGCTGATTTCGCTCGGGAGGTTGTCCGACGCCGCTTGGGCTTATTACGCCGACAAGTTTCCCGGCATCTTGTTCCATCTTGGATTTGAGGGCGATCCGTTTAATATGTTTTTTGTACGTGACGACATAAACCACGACACAAGGGAGCAGCTGGGACTGGACAGGATGGTGAGCAACTACTTGATGCTTAACCAAGAGGAGGGAGAGGACCCATGCCACAGCCCGTTTGTGAGCCAAGACCAAGTCTGGAACTTGCTGCCCACCCTCTACCACGCATACACGCACGGGTACGAGGCGAAATGGTGGATAGCGAACGTGTTGCAATGGATTGTGGACAACAAGTATGTCATCTACAACCCTTGGATGGGCAGGATTGTCCATTTCCACAAGTACTGCCCCCCGCTCAAGATGCCGTACGACAAACGTAAGGCGGACAGGGAGAAGGCGTACAAGGAGAATTTTAAAGTGAAACGCGGTGCGGACAACTGGTATTACAGCGGTGGAACGTTGGCGGCATTGGACAGGTTCAATGGCGACAGGACGTGGCATTGGAGGAAGGATGTTTTTAAGCTGGAAACCTTTGTAATCGACCGAATTTTAGAACCTGTTTACAAGCTGTTCGGGCGGAATTTCAAGCGGCACGCCATCTACTGCTACGGTGCTGTCGCCCCCGAGGTCTGGGCTGGCAATTACAAAAAGAGGCTGACGGAGAGGTTTGTCAAGGAGATAAACAAAGGCAACCTCTTTGAGCCGGAGGTCGCCTTTTTGTACGGTGACACCTCTAAGTACCCGCTCGACAAGGTGCGTGAGTGGCTCGACAATTACGAGTACAAGGAGGCGGGCAGGGTAAACAGCCCCGTGCAATTTTTGTATGTCTACGAGTGGTACATAGGCAACGGGGGCAAGGTGGAGTAACCTACGGCTCTCCTATATGTGCGACAATAACGGCTACTTGTTTAGGTGTCAATAACCTTTGACCGGGCATGTAGCCGGATTTGGACAAATCCTCCGCCAGCTGTGTTGTGCGCATCCAAGATTAAGGGTTAATGAGTGTTAATGCGATGAAAATACAAAAAATTATTTTATATTTGCCGCAAAAGGGAGACAATATGCTTAAAATCAAAGAGACCATTGCCAGCATCCGAACCTTTATGAAAGGAGAAAAAAGGAGCGATAGCTTTCCGCCATCAGGATATACGTTCAATTCGATGAGCGCAAACGGCTTGGCTTTTGGCATGACCACGGAGAGGGCTATGAGGTTTTCGGCGGTGTATGCGGCTATCCGTCTAAGGAGCAACACCATCGCAAGTTTGCCCAAAACATTGTATAGCATATCCGACAACAGGCGTGTGACGGCGAAAGACCACCCTGTTTATAAATTATTAAAAAACAAACCGAATCCATTTCAAAATCCATTTGTTTTCTGGAATTTCATCAATACCTGCGTAGACGGCTGGGGCAACTCGTTTGTACTCATCAAACGGGAGGTATCGGCAACCCCGAAAGCTTTGATACCTATCCACCCTACGCAGGTGATGATTTCCGTCCAAGCCGGAAAAAAATACTACAACGTGTATGGCACAAAATACTATGACGGCATTTATTCAGATGAGGACATGATGCACTTTTATTTTTACTCGATTGACGGACTAAAAGGAGTAAATCCAATCGAATACAATGCAGGGGCGATAGCGTCAGGCATCGGGGCACAGGAATTCGGGAACGAGTATTTTGAGAACAAAGGAAACATCCGGGCTGTCATCGAGACGGAAGAGCGCATTAATAAGGACAACGCAAAGAAATTTTTGGACAATTTCGAGGAGTCCAAAAAGTACGGGAATCCCCTGTTGACACACGGGTTCAAGTGGAAAAACATCACGGCACAACCGGACTCATCTCAGATGATCGAGAGCAAAACGTTGTCCATACAGGACGTGGCACGTATTTTCATGGTCCCACCGCATTTGCTTGGCGACCTCTCACGGTCGACATTTTCCAATATTGAGCACCAAGACATCGAATTTGTCAAGCATTACGTCCGCCCGACCGTCAAGATGTACGAGCAAGAGATAGACCGGAAGCTCCTTTTTGAGGACGAGCGGAATAAAATAGAAAGCAAATTTAACCTTGACGGATTGCTAAGGGGCGATATGTCCGCAAGGGCTGAGTATTACCAAAAGGCAGTGTTGAGCGGGTGGATGAGCCGAAATGAAGTCCGGCAAATGGAATATTTGAACCCGATTGCAGGATTGGACGAGATGCTATACCCGGGGAATGAAAAGAAAATAAACGATAAAAATGAAGAAGAGTGAAGCAATCAAAACAAGGACGATACCCTTTGTATTTAGCGATGAGACAAGGGACTCGTACGGAACGGTCATATCTGCCAAAAGTTGGGATTTAAGCCGGTTTAACAAAATAGGCATAGCCTTGTACAACCATGCAAGCTACGGTAATGACCCCGACAACGTAATCGGGAGCGCAAGGGCATGGGTCGAGGGGAAACAGCTGTTAGGCGAAATCACATTTGAGGCGGAGGAATTGAACCCGAAAGCGGAAAAAGTATTTCAGAAACTGTTAGCCGGCACGATTAAAGGATGTTCTGTCGGATTCAGGAGCGACGGAAAAGGAAAGTTCGGAGAAGGAGAAGAATCCATTGACGGCAAAAACCCGACCTATTATTACCATAAATGCGAGCTCATAGAGATATCGGTGACTCCATTCCCGGCGAACCCGAATGCCAAGGTACGCAGCGAGCGGGCTGGCGAAGAAGAGGATGAAGAACCCGAGAACAATTATAGATATGCGGAGGTTAGGAGCTTTGACCCCGAGGACAAAGGAGAAGAAAAGGCTGACGAGATGCTGGACGAGTCGGTCAGAGCCGTATGCGCAATAGGGGAGAGTGTATTATCAGTAAACAAAATCAATTATTAATAATCAGTGTTATGAGAGAGAAAAAGGAGGTAATGAGGGAGTTGAACGCAGCGGTGGAAGCTTTGCGTTCGATGGATCGTCAAAAATCAACGGCAGAAGAGTTGAGGGCTGCATCCGAATTGGTGGAGCGTTTGACTGGTGAATTAAACGAAATCAACTTAGCCGAGGCAGCCGACAGGGCAGCCGCACAAGCGCAAACGGAGCAGCAAGACCGTGGATTGAACGGTATCGCAAAGCGTTTTTCGTTTGCCAAATTTATTGCGGAGCTGGGCGAGGGCAGAGGATTGACCGGGGTAGAAGCGGAAGTCGCACAGATGGGTCAAGAGGAAGCGGCACGAAACAACATCAAATTGTTAGGTGCAAGCATACCGACCTCTATCCTTAACGCACGAGGCACTTTGCAAACGGCGGGGACGCCGGAAGAGGGTGGCTTGTTGATAGGCACAAGCAAACAGTATCAAGAGGCCTTACGCAGCCGCCTTGTTTTGGCTCAAGCGGGAGCGACCTACGTTGGCGGCTTGACAGGCAACATCGAGCTGATTGACGGTGCTAATATATCCGTGCAATGGGAGGGCGAAAACGACGAGGTAGCCGATACCGTCAAGCAGTTTAGTTCACGCACGGCGAAGCCGAAACGTTGCGCCATCAGCGTGCCAATCTCCAAGCAGCTTGCTATCCAAAGCTCTTTTGATGTGGACAATATCATCCTTAACGATTTTTACGCAGCGCATGCCGTTGCGGTCGAGCAAGCCGCCATCAACGGGTCAGGCGCAACAAGCCCGACCGGATTGATGCAAACGAAAGGTATCAAGACGCTTGAGCTTGCGACAAACGGGGCTGAACTTAGCTGGGATGCAATGGTCAACCTCGAGACCGAGATAGCTGCGGTGGATGCGGACACGAGCAGCATGGCGTACATCACAAATGCTAAGGCAAGGGGATTTTTAAAGCGCACCCTTAAGTCCGCAGGAGTAGCCGGGTATATTTGGGACAACAACGAGATCAACGGGTACAGGGCATTCATGAGCAACTTAGTACCATCCAACCTTGTAAAAGGTTCGTCGGGCGAAAAATGCTCCGCGGTATTGTTTGGCGACTGGTCCAAGTTGTGGATCATGACTTGGGGAGGCCTGGATATTGTCGTGGACCCGTATACGTTAAAGAAAAAAGGTGCTTACGAAGTGACCCTCAATGCCTACCACGATGTGTTTGTAAGACGCAAAGAGGCATTTGCGGTAATCAAAGACGCTTTGGCATGAGGATTCGGTTTTTAAGACCTGTGGCAGGATATGCGTACTCCGAGGGCATGGTAGGGGATTTGGCAGATGAGCGAGCCATCGACCTGCTGTCCAAAGGGTACGCAATACCCGAGACAAGCGAGGAGAGCGACCTCCCGCAGGATTGCCCGGTAAGGAAATTGCTGATAAAAGAAGGTCTCAATACGATAGAGAGAGTAAAATCCGCATTACCCGTGCTTGCCGACATCAAAGGCATCAGCAAGGCGACAGCGGACGAAATTGCAAAAAAAATAGAATCATGGACATAGCGCAGTGCCCTGTGACGGTCGAGGAGCTTAAAAAACAGCTGAGGATTACCACCGACGATTTTAACAGCCAGTTGGAGGTAAATTTGCTTGCGGCGGCGGAATGGTGCGAACACTATTCCGGGAGGAAAATCGGGAGCTTTGAGGATTTTCCGAAATCCTTGCACGTTGCGATTTTATTGTATGCGGCGGAGCTGTTTGAGAATCCTATCGATCATGTTTCGGAGCGCACGACGGCGGCACAAAGATTGGCAGACCCTTTGATATGGCAGGAGACTACAACATAGGATGGTTTACTGAGCCGGTTGCTTTTTTGCTACCTGTAAAGAGCGTGACGGACACAGGTGAGCGCACCGTGTCTTACTATGACGAGCGTGTACACTATTGTGAGGTAGACGATATCAAATACTCAGACGAGTTGACGCAGGAGGCATTAGCAGAGGAGCAGACGCACACGCTTAAGACGTGGACGGTTGATAAGGCATCAACAGAGTGGAGGGTGCGATACCGGGGGAACATCTACAATATCATACGCATAGAGCATCAACGTAATAATAAAACCATCTACTATATCAGGAGGACGGATTTATGCAACGAGTAAACAAAGCGTTATATGCTTTTTTGGCAAAATGGACACCCGAGGGTACAAGCGTCTATCCTGTCGTGGCGGACGAAGATGCTGTTTACCCTTATTGTGTATTCTCGTGCGACAGCTTGCTTACCAAGCGGACGAAGGATGGTATTTATTCTTACGTTTATCAATACAGCGTTGATATTTGGGGTTGCGCTTTTAACCAGTCCGACAGGGTAGCCACCTCGATTATGGCTGCAAGCGAGGAGGACGGTGAGATTTGGTTTGACAACCCGACCGGGAAACTGTCCGCGACACTCATAGGGGCTGAGACGGCTTATTCAGATGGTGGCTTTGTGCAGCGTTTGACCTACGAGGTAAAGTATGAGGGAGAGGTTGTATGAGCGGATTCGAGGTAGACGATTTAGACCTGCGCAAGGTGTTGGACCGGTTGGGAGAGCAAAAGACATCAAGGATGATTTTATCCTCGATGCGCAAGGGTCTGAATATCATAGCCAAGGAGACGACCCTACGTTTCAAGACAAACCGCAGGGGATTCGCCGGGAAAAAGGTACTCAAACGGTCCAGGGGCGGAAAAGAAAAAGAGGTGCAGCTGAAGGTGGCAAAAGTTGTTATCAGCAACAAAGAGCAGACCGCCAAAGTCCATATCATGGAGGACTACCGGGTCAAATGGTTTGAATCCGGAACAAAGGAGAGAAAGACAAAAGGACGGAAAATATACAGGGGATACTGGAAGGGCAAGAAAAAGCTCCTACAGAGGCTTGGGAAAGGGCATCGGACCGGACGGATCAAACCGGAATGGTTTTTTAAAAAATCAATCCGGGCAAAAGAGACGGAAGCCGAGCAGAAAATGAATCAAGAGATAAAGAGAGTGTTTACGAAATTGTCAATTTAAAAAACAGAATTATGGGCAAGACAAAAGGAGATTACATCGAAGGAAGAGACATCATGCTGTTTGTCAATAGCGGAGCAACCGAATCAAGCCCGACATGGGTAAAGACAGCGGCAGCCACAAGTCATACGATTTCTTACAGCGGCGAGACCAAGGAGCGTGTGACAAAAGACACCGAAAACGGCGCATTTAGCCAAAAGAGCGTGACAAAACTGTCCTGCACCATCACTTGCGAGGCGTTAAAGACGTTTGACGCTGACATGGGATACGACACACTGTTAAAGCAAATGAAACTGCGCAAGCCGGTTAAGCTCAAATATGGCTACACCGAAAGCGAAACGGGAACATCGTATGAAGAAGGTTTGTTTGTTATCACCAGCTTGGAAGAGAGCTCTCCGGCAGATGATGATGCGACTTATTCGGCAACGTTTGAAAATACAGGCAACGTAGAAACAAAACTACAGGCGTAAAAAATGAAGAAAATAGAAATCAAAGGCAAAGAATATCCGTTCCGCCTCACGGTAGGAGCGATGGTGGCATACAAACGGGAAACCGGTGAAGATTTTTCCAAGTTTGCGGGCGAGGACATGGAGAAGTTAGGGGTGATTATTTATCACGGCATCAAATCCGCTTGCAAGGCGGACGGTGTTGATTTCCCATTTAATTCCGCTGACGAGATAATCGACTACATAGGGATGCAAGAGGCGGCGGAATTGCTGGGAGGATATGCCGAGGTGCAAGCGGACGGCGAAAAAAAAAGCTAACGATTTCCGAGCTGGTTGCCATAGCGGTAGGCAAGGCGGGGATACCGATAGCGGACGTCTATGCGCTGGAGGTTGATGAGTTGTCGGAGATATTAAGGGCGTGGAGTGACAAGGAGGATGCGGAGTACAAGGACAGATGGGAGCGCACCCGTTTTTTAGCCTTGACCGCCCTCCTTCCTTACCAGAAGAAAGGGAAACGGCTAAGGCCTACGGATATCGCAAAATTCCCGTGGGATAGCACTCACGACAAAACAACTTCGGATGATCTCGAAAGAATCAGTGCCCTGTTCGGGGAGGATTAATGCTTTCAGTCATCATCGTCGTCGTCATCCCTGCGGAAAAGGTTACGACCGGTAATGGTCCACCAAAATTCATCGAGCAGAAAAAGGGGGAGCGCAATGCAGAGTCCCCATACCACAATCCGCACGATTGTCTTAAGGATAAAAATAAAAAAAGCTTCCATTTCAAATTGTTTAATGTTATAAGCAAAAATAGATGAATAATCTCAGATATACAATAAAATTAGACACTAAATCAGGATTGCTCCCGCAATTAAAGATTATTAAACAAGAGATGGATGGTGTGACACGGTCTGTCAAGGAGGCCGGGGGGCAATTCCAGAAATTGACAAATATCTGCAACGAGCTTAAAAACATAAAATTCAGCACGATTGTTTCAAATTTCAAAGATTCTGTTGAGTCTTTACAAAAAATGAGCGCAGCCGGTGTTGAGTTTGAACAGGGAATGGCAGATTTGCAAGCGATTACCGGCATCGTGGGGAAAGACCTTGAAACAATATCCAGGACCGCCAGAAGGGTAGGGAAGGAATCCGGATTAGGGGCAAAGGGTGCTGTTGATGCGTTTACTTTGCTAGCATCCCAAATACAGATAGACAAAATAGGGTTAAAGGGCTTGATACAACTGCAAAAAGAGACTATCACATTAGCTCAGGCAGGAGGCATGACCCTTTCCGATGCTGCAACGGCAATGGCTGCAACCATCAACCAATTTGGGCTGGAGGCAAGTCATGCAAACAGGGTGGTCAACGTGTTGGCGGCTGGATCCAAGTATGGAGCGGCGGAAGTTACAGATTTGGCGCAATCCTTTAAGGTAACGGGTGCAACGGCGGCGGCGGCAGGGTTGTCGGTGGAGCAGACGGCAGGAGCGTTGGAGGTGTTGTCGCAAAGCAATGTAAAAGGATCTGAAGCCGGCACTGCTTTAAGAAACGTGATTTTAAAATTACAGACCACTTTGGGCATGGACTTATCGAAAATAGGGCTGGCGGATGCGCTTGATTCTCTGAAACCGAAATTAAAAGACGTGACCTATCTTGCAAAGGTGTTTGGATCCGAAAACATAGCGGCAGCACAATACCTTATTACAAACGCAAAAGCGGTGGAAGAGATGACCACGGCGGTAACGGGTACAAGTGTTGCGCAAGAGCAGGCGGCAATAAGGACAAAAACGCATGCCGAGCAAATGAAGCGTATACAGGCAAATATAGACGATTTAAAAATTTCTGTCTTTGAATTTACCGGTGGATTATCAGGTTATGCCTCCGCATTAGGAGAGACGGCTGTGATGCTCTCGCAAAGTTTGCCTCTGTTTTTTTTAATAAAAGGCGCAATGGCTACTACTGCAAAAATCGTAGGCGGCGGGCTTGTCGTTGCGTTTGTCAAGCTGACGGCTGCTGCAAAAGCCTCCGTAGGTGCCATGCAAGGTGCGTGGGTGGCTGCAAAAGCTTACTCGCTGACGGCTCAGTTTATGGTCGGTATTTTCGCGACCTTGCCGGGCAGGGTGCTTGCATTTACAAAGGCGTTGACCCTGCAAAAGGTAGCAACCTATGCGGCAGCGGCAGCACAAAAGGTGTTAAACATCGCATTAACGGCAAACCCGGTCGGGATTGTAATAGCCGGTATCACCACTTTGGTGGCAGCATTGGTAATGGCTTACAAACATTGTGAGCGGTTTAGGCGTCTTATCGATAGCTGGGTAGAGGGCTTTAAAGGCTTGGCAAGTTGGATAGGCAAGGCATGGGATGCGGTCAAAAAGTTTTTTGGATTTGGGTCGGAGATGGAGGAGACGGCGGACGAGACAGCAGAAGCCGCTTCTGCGTTTGGTAATTTGCAAGATGCGCTAAAAGAGTTACTTGATGAGTTGGAGGATAAGAAAGGGACAAACCTTAACACGATAGAGGGTCTTAAGCAAAAAATAAAAAATCTTAGCGATGCACAAGAAAAGGCATCTTTGTCGCAAGCCATCAGGCTCGAAAAAGAGATAGCATTATACAGAGAGAGGCTAAACCTCCTACAGCGGTCGATTGCTATAGGAGCGTCAGGACATTTAGGCGATACAAAATATAAAGAGGAGATAAAGACACCTCAAACAAGAGGCGTGTCCGCTCCGCCGTCACTTGACATACCTATAAAATTTGAAATTAGCGAGAGCCAGATAAAAGAGAACCTTATGAAAATGCGGCAACAGTTTTCCGGCTCAATCAAGGAGATGGTTGTCTTTTCAGAGGAGCAAATCAACGGTCTCGTCACTTCCGCTTTTGCCGGGCTGGGCGAAGCGATAGCATCCGGAAGCCCTTTGGAGATGTTAAAAAGGATGTTGATAACCGTCATGGACATGCTGCAACAATTTGGATCTGCATTGATAGCAGCCGGGGCAGCCTCGGAGGCATTAAAGGCGGTCGCCTGGTCGGGAGTGGGCGCAATCGTGGCCGGAGGCGCGTTGGTGGCTGCAACGGCAGCTGCAAAGGCGGCTTTGAGCCGGGCGACGGCCTTTGCGGAGGGCGGCATCGTGAGCGGCCCGACCTTGGCACTCGTGGGCGAGTACGGCGGGGCATCCAACAACCCGGAGGTAATCGCACCTTTGGATAAATTACGCTCCCTGATTGACACGGACAGGGCTGACGGCGGTGTCGGCGAGGTGCGGTTTGAGATTAGGGGCGATGTATTGGAGGGTATTTTAAAAAAGGTAAACAACAGGAGGAGACGGACACGATGAGCATGGGCAAACGATACACAGGCGGGTTTTATTCCGCCGCCAACACCCTTTACAGGGTCGAGATCTGGCAGGAGGGTTACGGCGGTGCGGCTACCAATGTCGCTTTTGGCGAGTCCCCGGTCACGATCGAGTGGCAAGAGGTGGACAAGTTGGAGCCGGTCATGAGCAGCAGCGCAAAGTTGCAACTCTTCAGCGACTCGGACAGGCAGTTTGTAGACCTCTATACCATCAAGGCGGGCAGCGTGCGGATGGACGTGTACCGCAGCGGGTCGCTTTATTGGTCGGGCACGCTGGATCCCGAGCTATATGAGGAGCCGTTTGCTTACAAGGACGGCTATGCCGTGTCGTTGTCGTTTGCGGACTTTGCCATTTTAGACCGCCTCAATTACACTTTGAGCGGGTTCAGGACGCTGCGGCAGCTGTTTGCGCATCTGATTGAGTCGTCTTGCATCCGGCATAACGGCATATTTTACTACATAGGCACAAAGCTGTTTGGCACGAGCAGCGAGACGCTGATAGATGCGATAGCGGTGCAAAGCCAAAACTTTTACGACGAGGACGGCGATGCGATGAGCTTGCGCAAGGTCTTGGATGAGACCCTGCGCCCTTTTGCCCTGCATCTGATACAAAAAGGTGGCAATATCTACCTGTATGACACGGATACGCTGCTTAAAAACAAGACAGCGACAGCGGTAAATTGGAGCTCGGACGATGCGGTCCTGTCGGTCGATAAGGTGTATAATGACGTTAAAGTCACCTTTTCGCCCTATGAAAAAACGGACATTTTAAAGGCCGACGTCGATGCGGACAGCGTGGGCAGCGGTCAAAAGCTGACGACATGGTTCAGCACGGCGGCGGAAGCGGACGAGATAGGTTTTTACACGCACCTATCCGATACGGGCAAAGGGGTGGATAAGCACGCAGACGCCAAATATTTTAAAATCGAGCCTGTTTACTCGGGGAGCAAGGAGGCAGGGGTGGCATGGACGGTGGAGACCTTTGCAAGCCGCAACTCCGGCGTGTACGTCAACTACATCAAAGAGCCTACTTACAACATAGGTAGCATTTTGCTGACGTCAGCAAAAAGGCCTTACCTGTCAAGCGTGCCGGCATCGGACAAATACAAACTCAAGTTGTCCCTGTCCATGCTTTTCGACCCCCGGTATAACCCTTTCGAGGACAGCTCGACCGTCAATGAGGAGGGCAATTGGAAAGACCAGCAGAACCGGGCTAATTTTGTCTACGTGCCTTTTAAATTGACGGTGCGGAACGACAGCGGCGTAGCCCTGTACCACTATGACAACAAAGGGGTTAAAAACAGCAGCAGCTTTGCCCGTCCCGGCTCTTTGGCTTTGTGGCGGACGGGGGAGGCATCGTGGGGCGATGCGTGGCTTTGCTGGTATCAGGGCAACCGAAAAAACGAGTCTGGCATTGGGGGATGGCAGGTAAACAAGCAGTCAATCGGCTACTATCGAGGCAACCTGCCTGCCATCTTTGACAAATTGGGCAACGGGGAACTTATCAGCCTACCCCCTGTGGGCGGTTATCTGGAGTTGCAGATAGGCACGGGCGTGGTGGCATACGACTATGGCAAAGAGATAAAGGAGTCGGTCTACTCGCAATGCCGGTGGCTGCTCTACAAAGACGCCGCAATCGACGTCGTGCAGCATACAGGCTCGTCCATCTCCGCACAGGATGAGGAAACAAAGGCGTGGCTCAACCGTGACGCAAAGGAGGGTCTTAAGATAGATACAAAATTGGGTTGCATGGACAGTCCGTCCCCGGCGGCGTTGGGCCAGCTGTTTAAGACATCCGATTTTACGGCTTGCAACTCGTTTTGGAGGGCTGGCAACACGGACACGTTGGAGAGGTTGATGATAGGCACTATCTATAGCCAATACGCCGAGCCGCTTAAAAAGCTGGGCGGGGAGGTGGATATATTGACCGACTTCGGCATCTATACGGACAAACACGAGCCGGGCAACTATATTGTTTTGGCGGAGTCGCAGGACTTGCGCAACGACACGGACAGCATTGTGATGGTACAAGTTTTAAACGACAATTATACAGCAGTCAAATATGAGTAAAACGTACAATTATCAGGTTAAAAAGGTGGCAGCGACACCCCGTAATCAGCGGTTGACGGACGGCATACAAGCCGCAGCGGCAACCGGGGGAGCTGTATATGCCGCCGACAGCGCACCTCAATATTGGGAGTTGGTGACCGTTGACGCAAACGGCAACGCTTTGGAGGAGGCAGGTTATTACCTGAGACCTGTGCAGGGCAAGCATATTGTCGTACCCGGGGATGTCACGGCAAACGCAACGGATGACGGTATAAACAGCCTGCCTGTCGCAGCGGACTACACAACCACCGGGTTGTTTAGGGCTAAGCAAGGGGGCGGGCTGCTTTATGACACGGCAACTAACGGGTGGTACGTCAACCCCGATTTTGCCGGGGGCGGAGGTGTCAACTTTACGGTTGGCGAAGGACTGCAAATGTCGGTCAGCAATGAACTTAGCGTCAAATACGGCACGATAGCCGGCACGGCTTGCCAGGGCGATGATTACCGTTTGTCCAATGCCCGCAAAAACCCCTTCAAATTGTCTTGGAGCGGCGGGGAGTATGACGGAAGTGCGGAAAAGGCGCTGCCGGACTTTATCACTGACAACAACGGCAAAATTAAAAAGCTTTACGGCTCCGGGGACAACAAAAAATACCTGTCCGGAGACGGCACGTTTTACAGCGTTCAATATAACGAGATAAGCGGGTTGGTGGACAACTATGTCACCATCGGCACGGCGCAGACGGTGACGGGCGCAAAGAAATTCACATCGGTCACGCACATAGGCCCGGTGAACAACGTGCATATCCTGTTAGGACAAGGTGCGGGTAACTGTATAAACGGGGTCAACAGTTCAGGGGCTGTGGCGAACCTGTACTTTAACTATGTGAGCGGCTCATCCTTTACACGTGTGGACGGCAGCAACAACTTTTTCACGACCGGGGATGTAGTCGCCAACTCTACGAATAATCCCTTGTCGGGTGTCGTCCCTGTCGCCGACAATACGACTTACGGCCTTGTCAAGTACGACAACTCGACAATCAAAAAAAACAGCAGCGGGCAGCTCTATTGCACCGTGCAGGGAGGCGGAAGCAGCGGGGTTGTCAAGTATTGGAGACCGTCCGTCAATACAAGCGGTGTGCTGTCATGGACGCTCAGCGAGAGCGAATCAACCCCTGCGTCCGTCAATATCAAAGGACCGAAAGGCGACACGGGGGCGACCGGGGCGAAAGGGCAAGGAGTCACTTACCAATGGAGCGGCACTCGGCTAAGGCTTGGTACGATTAATAGCAGTGGAAATGTCAGCTGGGGGTCTTATGTGGATTTGAAAGGACCGAAAGGCGACCCGGGTAGCGGCGGAGGGTCTGTTGATTGGTATAATATCAGATATACAGTCAGAGTTTTAGCCGATCAGGGTGTTGATAGTGGCACTAATGCGTACCCGGCATTTATTACACGAGGGTGGGGTCATCAATGGTCTGCCCGAATAAATAACAGTCAAGATTATGGATGGTGGTTTGATGGGTCACAAAAGGCAAAAATAGATAATACTGGTACTTTTTCGAAAGTATCCGATATAAGATTAAAAAGCGTGACTAAACATAAAACAAATATTGTAGAGTCACTAAACAATATAGATGTTATATACTATAAATTTATAGGTAATGATAAAAATCGTATAGGGGTAAATGCACAGCAAATCCAAGATTTTTTACCAGAGCTTGTATCTCAATTTGACTATGATGATGACCTCGGCTTTGCTCCTTTAAGCGTTGATTACGCAACATTAGGTGCGGTAGTGGCAATCGGAGGCTGCAAAGAGCTATACGCAAAATACAAAGAGCAACAACAAACTATTGACGATTTGCAATCAAAACTCGCCTTGCTGATGCAGGAGATCGAGAAATTGAAAGGAGGTGCGGCATGAACATACCTAAGACGAATGTGAGGTTGTTATATCACGTAGCTTGCACTATAGGCGAAGTGGTAAACGGCAAGCTGGAGACACGGTTGTCCAAGCTGTGCACCTCAGACAGGATAAACATTTGGAGCAAATATAAGCCAGTCATCCATCATTTTACAGACCGACCTGCGGATTGGTGGAAGGGTGCGCTGCTGGACTGCGGCATCAATATCAAGCAGCATGGGACGGCGGAGGCGTTGATTGAATCAGTTGCCAACGGGGAGCGGCAATACTCGCACAACAAGCCGGAGAACAACTTTAGGCTTGGAGACTTCGCAGGGTACAACCCGACCGTCATGCCCGTGCTGCGTGACGTGCCTATGGCTGGGATATTGTACCAGTCCGCCACGAGCCTGTCGGTGACGGCAATGTACAAATACGGCAACTATACGGACTACGAGATACCCCCGGAGGACATCTATAACCAGCTCGACACTAAATGGTATTTTGGCTTGGCAATCAAGAGAGGCACAAAGGTCTATTGGATGACCAACAGTGAGCCCGGCAACATGAGTGTGACCGTGCCCGTCAATGCCAACAGCGACACGATATTTACAACGGGCACTGCGCAGATGGTGGCATTCATCTCGCAATGCAAGCGGACAGGGTTCTATGTGTCATCCGAAGGGCCGTCCAAATTTTGTGCAATACCGATGGCGACGGTGCACGAGGTGACCATCAAGGCATCCACCATCGAGGCGTCCATTAGAGGGGTCTATGCAAATGGAGTATTGTCTTACACAATTATTATAAAAAACACGACAGGGAGCAGCGAGGTTATCAACCAGTGCGTCGTCCATGTGACGGACACGGCTGGCGACAGGGTCTATTATATCGACAGGTTCGACACGCCCGGCTCAATCGGGGGCTACCAGCAGTGGACGTACGACAAGGAACATGCGAACGAGAACCTGCCGATGAGCGGCAAGCTGGAGCTGTATATCAACTATGCGCTCAAGGTGGAATCGCATTACCTTGTGATGTATGAATAATTGGCTAATTAACTAAAAATAAACAGATATGGCAGCAAGTAGCATAACAATAGTGGGCACGCAGATAAAGTTCGCCTTGTCTTTATCCCTCCCGGGAGGGCTGACGATGGACGAGGTGGACTTTTCGGCAACGTTTTACACGGTCACAAACCGTTGCGTTGCCATCGGCAAGGGGGACATGTCCCGGCAGGATGACGGCACTTATGTCTGTAACGTCGATACCGGCACGTTAGGGGCAGGGCGTATCAAATGCGAGGTGGAAGCCTTGTTGCCCGACTCGTCCATGCCGGACGGCAAGCGCAAAGAGGTGGTATTTATCGACACAGGGGAGGATATCCATTATGGGCTGCACAAAAGGTAGCATCGTGCGTAAGGACACCGTGGAGGCGGAGGCATGGAGGCGGCAGCGCATGATGATGCAGATTAATAGCATCGGCCGTATGTCGGCATCTGTCTGCACTGTCTGCTACATCGACCGCACGCTCTACCTGCGTGTGTCGCCCGCCGAGCCTGTGTGGGTCACGGAGGATACGGAGGCAATATTCGAGGTGCAATCAAACACCTCTTGGAACATTGATTAATCATTTAAAACATTAGAAAACATGGCAAAAGCATCATGGGCGGTCGTGGAACCGTCAAAAGGCAGTGGGAACAAGGAAGTGAGTGTCAAATCATCAGCGGAGCACACGGGGCGATTGGCCCGTACGACGGTGCTGACCTTCAAGGCGGCATATTGCCAAGACGTGCAGCGCACAGTCAACCAAGCCGGCAAGCCCGAATATGTTGACATAGCGGAGTCGGCAGCAGCGGAGAAGGCCGGCAAGGTGGTAACCATCAGCGGTGTGTCAAACTCCAAGAAGCTGACCTTCTCGCTGGGTACGGGCGACTTGGAGATAGCCCTTCCCGGCAGTTACAATGCAAATTCGACCGACATAGCAAACGGCGCAGAGATTGCAGGCGACCCAGGCGCACTGGCAGTGTATAATTTTTCCATCGCCGTGACGGTACCGGCAAACGAATCCGTGGATCCGAAGACCCGTCAAATCATCGTGACAGACGAAGGCGGACACCAGGATGTCTGCCTGCTGACGCTTGCAGCCGGAGATGCATACCTCCGTGTTGCGGTAGGCGAGATTAATCTCGATTATCAAGGCACGCCGGTAACGGTAAAGGTGGAATCCAACACCGAATGGACGGTGGAATAACATCATGGCAGCAACGGTCAAGATACCTTGGGAGGTAGGCGGCGGGCATATCGTTGCCGACCTCTCCGTTGGCAAGGTCGCCCTGTCGAGCGATACCGCCAACGAGGGCGTGGAGCGTGAGCAAGTGGTCACCTTCCGCACGACGAAAGGAAGCCCTCCCTGCTCTGTCAGCCGCACGGTGAGGCAGGCAGGGCGGCGCATCGGGCTGAAAGATAAAGACGGGGTAATCCTGAGAGACAGCAACGGTTTAGTAGTAACATCAATCATTTGAGATTATGGCGCAGTATGGCAATCTGAATTACACGACAGATGAAATCAATGCCGACCTGGCAAAGGTGCACGGCAAGACGGCCGTGGCGGAGGAAGCCCCAAAGGACGGCAAGGAGTATGTACGGAAGGACGGGGCTTGGGTTGAGTCGCCTACTGGCGACATCAACTCCATATTGGATAACATAAACGGGGAAATAGTATGAACACGACAGCAGACAAACTAAACAAGCTGATATCCACGAAAGCGGGTATCAAGGCCGCCATCGAGGCAAAAGGGGTGCAGGACGTAGGCGAAAGGTTTGCGGACTACCCGGACAAGATATTGCAGATCCCATCGCTCGAATACGAGGTGGTGAACCTGACGCTCACGACCAACCAGGCAACGCACGAGGAGCTTATAGGCAAGGTGGTGCACGCCAAATACGACGCGGAGGACAGGCAATACACGTGGGAGGGCGAAACCTTGACCATCAAAATACCCAAGTACGCGGCATATACGGTCGAGCTGCCCGAGGTGGAGGGCTACAGGAAGCCCGGCAACTTCGGTTATACGGCGGTCGCCGGCAATATGCGTAACATCACCGTGTCGTATGATACGGAGTTGCTGACCGTCACCGTGTCGTGCGAGGTTGCGTCCGTGGACTTGACCGGGCAACAAGTCACCATCGACGGCATAGCCTATCAGACACCAAGCGACCGCACCATCGTTGTCAAAATACCATTCGGCAAGACATACGACATCGTGGCTTCCGAAAGGGCGGGGTTCGATACCCCAAAGAAACTGTCGTTTACAGCCGGCCAAGCGGTGAGGAACGTGTCGTTAGTGTACAAAAAAATAATTCTTGGGGTCTTTATCCTCAGCACGGACGGCAATCTTTATAGTGCAAGCGAATGGAACCAATCTAGCAGTTATGCTGTGGGTGTGGTGGTAGCGACGAATGAATGCCAGTTTATGATAGCGAAGATATATGGAAAAGAAAAAGTCTGGGCACCTACTGATAGTCCTTCTATTATAGAAGGAGTAACCATAGCCGTATCGACCCCAGCTGCGATGGCCGACTATAAAGGCGTAGAAAATACGGCAAAAATCGTTCTGGAATATGGGGAAAATAACAGATACGCCGCCGGATACTGCTCATCATTTTTGTTCGCAAACGGCAAGAAAGGATACCTTGGCGCAGTCGGGGAATGGATGAAGGTTTTCGACAACCGGTCAGAGGTTAATCAGTGCATGTCAAAAATAAACGGTCAAACCATAATGGCTGGTTATAATGCAATATATTGGACATCAACACAGTTTGCCGACAAAAATTACGCGTGGAATATAAATAGTATAATGCCATCAAATTCTAGTAAGAATTCTAATAAAGATATCCCCATGACCTTGCCATTTGCAAAATTTAAAGACTAATGATTGACCAACTATTAAAATCATAGAATATGATACTATCGACAGGATTAAAAACAGATTACAAGCCGGTGGAGGCTATTAACGAGGCGGACGGCGTGTATATCGTCCGCTGGGACTGCAAGCCGCTTCCGGGGAAAGACGACATGGCCGTATGGGCGGAGGAGATACTATACGGCAAGCCGGCGGAAAGCGAGATGCGGCGGATAATCAACGGCTACTACAACGGGATAACCGACCGCAAGATATTGCAGGATTTTACGTGGCACGGCATGCCCGTGTGGCTAAGCGACGAGAACCAGCGCAACTACAAGGCGGCATACGACCTTGCCGTGCAAACCGGCGGGGAGACGCTTCCGGTGGTGTCCAAGTTCGGCTCTGACGAGCAGCCGGTGTATCATACTTTCGGCACGATGGACGAGCTGGAAGAGTTCTACATGTCCGTATACAGGCACATTGAGCGATGCCTCGCAGACGGATGGGCGAACAAGGATGCGGTTGATTACGGGGTGTACAAACTATAATCAGATATATTTTAGATTTTGATTTGTGATAAAGGCAATCAAACGTTGATAATATAAGGCAGATTACGTATCTTTATACTCAATAAACACATTTGTTAAACCATTTAAACATTTGAACTATGAAGTTAGGGAAAAGAAGAGAGGACGGGAAATTGGTGTTTGAGTTCAAGGAGATTAAATAAAGGAGGGCGGAGATGGAAGACATACAATTCACGGGCAAGTTTTTCGTGGTGACATCCATACTGTTTTTTATCCTGATAACTCCCCTGTTTTTCATCGCTTTCGACTTTTGGGCGGGGACGAGGAAAGCCAAGCAGAGGGGCGAGCGGATAGTGTCGGACGGTTGGCAAAGGACGGTGCGGAAAATAGCCCGCTACTACAATGCGCTGCTGGCGTTGGTGGTGGTGGACGCAATGCAGATGGCGAGCATCTGGTATTTGCAGGAGTTCTACGGCTGGGGCATACCGGTTTTCCCGGTCGTCACCCTGTTGGGGGCGATGGGTGTGGCTGCTATAGAGGTCAAAAGCATCTACGAAAAAGCGGAGGACAAGGAGAAGCGGGAGCTGCGGCAAGTCACCATGCTTGCCGCCGAGATAGCCAAGCACCGGACGAACCCGGACGAGATAGTGGAGAAATTGGCGGACTTTTTAAACAAAAACAACAATGAGACCAAATAAGAAATTACCAAGGGGGCTGCGGTTGTGCAACCCCTGCAACATCCGTATCAGCACGGACAAGTTCCTCGGGGAGGTGCGACCCTCCTCGGACAAGGCTTTCAAGGAGTTCGAGCGCAACGCATACGGCTACCGTGCCGCATTCCGTGTGCTGCTGACCTATATCACACGCTACCACGTCAACACCGTGAGGGGCATGATTGCACGGTTCGCGCCCGCCACGGAAAACCATACGGAGGCATACGTCAACACGGTCGCACAGCGTGCGGCCATCGACCCGGACAAGGAGCTGAGGACGGTGGACAAGGAGGACTTGATAAGGATGGTGGCGGCCATGTCGTATGTGGAAAACGGTGTCGAGGCGGACATGCACGAGGTGGTTGACGGCTGGATCCTGGTAAACGAGTGCCCGTCATGACAAGGTTGTGGTTGTTTTTGCCCATGCTGTTGCCGTTGCTGGCAGGATGCACGAGGGTGCAGTACGTGCCCGTGGAGAGCGTCCGCACCGACAGCGTTTTTGTCTACCGCAACGTCACGTCCGCTTTGACAATCAAGGACAGCGTGTATATAGACAAGACACGGGACACGGTAAGGGTGGTGATATACAAATACGTGGGGGAGCGATACAGCAAGACGGACACGGTGTATATCAACAAGACGGATTCGGTCGCCGTGCCCTACCCTGTCGAGAGGGAATTGGGCAAATGGGAACAGGTAAAGATGGACTACGGAGGCAAGGCTATCGGGCTGCTTGTCGTGGCCGTGTCTGTTGTCATCTATTACGGGTTAAGGAGATACAGAATCATAAAATAACAGGGGGATACATGGAGGGGGGCGACAAAAAGATGCCCCGTCCGCAAATCCACAAGGCGACATTCTTTTGCGAGGATATGGGCTGCGCAATCTGTTTCAGGGGCTTTTACCTAAAAAACAGGGGCGCAGCCCTTTTTGTTCACAAGAGAGTGTTAAAAAAATGAAGGAAGTGCGAAGATTTTACAAAGAAGTGGTTGAAGCCGTATGCGAGGAGCTTGAACTGGACCCCGTGACGGCTTTTTCGACAAACAGGGAGAGGTGTGTGGACGCAAGGGGACTAATCGTGTGCCTGCTGGCTAAGCGCATCCCGGACGGGCTGATAAGCGCACTGACAGGATTGACGAGGCAGGCGGTCAACAGGCTAAAAAACATATACCCGGAGCGGATAGAGCACAGCTTTTACCTGTTAATGGCATTCCGGAACGCAAGAAACAAGGTAGCAACGCACTCGCAATGAATAATTTACATATAAATCCCGTATTTCCCAACTTTGTGATGCGGCCGATATTGGCCGTAATTATTAAACATCAAAAAATATGGAAGCGGAAAAGATTATTTGTTGTGACGGAGGACGGAGCAACGACGCATTAGCCTATGCGGCTATGGCGAACGCAAACAGGGATGACGGTATGAACCAGTGGATGAACAACCCGTTTGCTTACATCATGTTTATGGCCATGTTCGGCAACGGAGGCTTCGGCTGGGGGAACCGTGGAAACCAAGTGCAGGACGCTGAAATACAGTCCAAGCTTAACCAGCTCAGCACGCAACTCCAAGAAGGCAACAACACCAACCTGTTGATGGACGCCATCAAGGGGAACACGACAGCATTAGGACAGCTTGCCGGCAACCTTAACTGCGATTTCAACCAATTGCAGAGCGGCGTGTGCGCCGTACAGGCAGCCATCCAGCAGGTCGGAGGCAAGGTGGGATATTCGGCGGAGCGTGTAATCAATGCGGTGAACCTCGGGGACATGAACATCGTCCAACAGTTGAAGGACTGCTGCTGCCAAACCCAACAAAACATCATACGGATGGGTTACGATAACCAGCTCGGACAAAAGGACATCATCAACGGGATGCAACAGGGGTTTGCCTACACGAACACAGGCATTGAGAGGGGATTCAGCAACATCGGATACCAATTGTCGTCCATGACCTGCGACCTTAAGACCAACGCAAATGCCAACACGCAGCGCATCATTGACACGCTTAACAACCACTGGCAGGAGGACTTGCAGCTGCGGTTGAACCGTGCGGAGCTGGAGTTGTCACAGCAACGGCAGAACGCCGCATTGATTTCGGCTCTTGCCCCTGCTAAAACGACCACCGCTTGACAGGATGCGGATTACCGGCTACGAGGAGGGGGATTGCCTCTCCTCTTTTTATAGGATTTTAAAAAGCAAGGATTATGATATTTAAAGACATCAAAAGCGGCTATCCGGTCTATATGCTCGACCGGGGGAAGATGGAAGCCGTGACAGGCAAGGTAGTGGGCGTTTCCGGACCACGGTACATGCAGATGCAGGGCATACAGCAGACGCAGATAGTCGTTGACATCACGATCGAGACGGAGGGGGTGTCACAGCAATACGCCATCCCCGAATCCCTCAGTGTCACTTATGCTGGCGACTTGGTGTTGTCCACAGACCGTGAGGGCATATTGAGGGAGGTGGAAGCCTTGAAGGGTAAGAGCGTTGATATCGTCAACTCCATCGACAAGCACAAAGCGACAATCGAGAGCTGCGACAAGATTTTGCAGGAGTGGAATCCGGCTTTTGCGGAGAGGAAGAAGCAGGAAGAGAGGATAACTGGATTGGAAAGCAAGGTGGACAAGATAAGCGACATGCTGTCCTCCTTTTTATCGGAATTTAAAAAGTAAAACCATGGGTATATTTATCATATTAAAAGGGGGATGCCGCCATTTTGACGAGGCGGAGGCGAAGAAAGCCGTATCACGGATTTGTTACACAGACCGTGACGGGCAGAAGAGGGAAGGCGCACACTGGACGAAAGAACAGGTGATGGATGCGACAAACGGGATGAAGTTCGGGGAAGGCGTGACGGACTGGGACAAATACGTGGCCTTTAATGCCGGATATGCCGACTTCTGCCGTGTCTTGACGGACGAGCTCGTGTTAAGGGCTTCGCACGCCTTTTATTTTGCCGACGAGGATGCGCCGGAGGACAAGGTTTGGGTCTATGTGCGGTGCATGCAACAAAGATGAACAAAGGGCGAGTTTCCCCGCCCTTTCTGGTTTAATTTCGTTTCAATCCACAGCCGTGTGGCTGACATGCCATTTCTGACGACACAAATATAACAACACATATTATACATTGTACTTGTTTGCCATGATATTTAATACTATTTCAGCATTCGGCTTGAATAATTTAATAAAACTTAAAAGCATGAATTTATTTGATTATCGTTATACGTATATCAAATATTAATATTATATTTGCAGTGTAATAATAAAACAAGTACAAACATTTAAAACGAAAAAGATATGAAAGAGGCAACTTACAAAGAAATGAAGAAATACCAAGTGTATTACAATAACAACGTTGAGATTAGCTGGGTTGCAGAATTCGACACGCTGGAAGAAGCCAAGAACTATTGCACCGAAAACACCAAAGGGTATGATGAAATCGGTGACAATGATAATTGCTGGGAAGGTCGCAGCAATAACTTCCACTATGAGGTTTATGACGGAGTTATGGAAATTCTTGATGAAGATGGTGACGTTGCAGATTTAAAAGATCCAGTTTACGTGACAAATCAATTTTATTGCAATTATTAAAGCATTTCAGCCCTCGACATCACGGTCAAGTCAACAATCATGACAACAAAAAACTTGACAGACGTTAAAAATAAAGCTGAAAAAGCTTACGAGTTAATAAACGAACTTATAAGCCATCATAGCCTCGACATGATGGATTTGGCTTATCCCGGACACGATGGAGAACAAGACGCTGACGTAGTAGCAGAAATGATGAGCCTACGTCAGACTGTTAACAGCTTATCTGTAGCTTGTGACATACTTGTAAACAAATTGACTGATATCATTAGATAAAAAAATGGAAGATAAAAAGAGCAACAGAGGCGGAAGGAGGGAGGGCGCCGGTCGCCCGAAATCCGACCGGAAGATGGTAGCCTTCCGGGCTGACGTGGATGTCCTGCGCAAGCTCGAGGAGGTAAAGAACAAGACGGAGTACATAAATGAGTGTATCCGTAATGCATAAGTAAAGTAAAGCCCGGATTAACCCGGGCTTCTTTATTTATTGTGCAAAACATAGTCGATTACCCGCCTGTTCGCCTCGTCCACCTTTCTGTCGTCAAACTTGATATAGACGTCCGTCACTGTGTTAAACGAGTGTGACAGGGCATGAGCAATGGTTTCTTTAGGTATGTCGAGGCTTGCAGCGATGGTCGCCCATGTGTGCCTTGCCCAGTAGGTCGTGAGCCCGTCAAATGCCGGCTTTATGGTTTTCTTCCCTTGCCTCCCTACCTCGCATATCCCGATTTTGCCCAATGCCATGTTCATCCGTTTTGCAAAGTTACGGTAATCGCTGTAGCGGTCCATCACGTTGAGCAAGTAGTCTCCGCTCCCGGCATACTTTTCGATTATATCCACCGCTTCTGGTTGTATCTTGACGGATATAAGCTTGTTTGTTTTGTTGCGGTAATAATCAATCCGTCCGTTCCTTACGTCCGTTTTTTTGAGCGTCAGCAGGTTGCCGATATTTATGCCTATGAGGTAAAATACAAGCAAAAACAAATCCCTGTATTGCTCTTGATAACCCTCCACCTCCATGCTCATCAGCTCCCGGAGCTGGCTTACCGTCAACGACCTTTTCATAGTCTCCTCCTTTTTTATCCTAAACCGTCTAAAAGGATAGTTGTTTGTCATGTCGTTGTTTATCGCATAATTAAAAACAGCCCTCAAGTTCCTCATGTGCAACGCCCTTGCATTGATTTTAAGCCCTTCCTCCGCCATCGACTTGTCAAATAGCTCAAGCCACCTTTTATCGACAGCGTCAAACGTGCAGCCCTCGTCATACCTGCACAGCCTGTTGCGTGTTGATATGTAAATTTCCTGCGTCCTTTTATTGATTTTGGATGCGACAAAATCGTCAAAAACACCAATTATTTTGCCTTTATCGCAATCTTTTGACCCAAACAGGATGCCTGTCAGATGATCCTTTAGCTGCTTGTCCGTCATCATGCGCAACCGCCCGGACGAGTCCAAAAGTGCGACCTCCGTCATCGCAGTAGTCAGCAGGTTTGCGAGCATGATGTTTTTGGGTTTGTAATCAGGCTCACGCTTGGACAGCAGCCCGCCTTTAAAATTTTCCTCGGGCGCATAAATGGATGTGGAGAGCAAAATGGCCCCTTTGTGCCTGATGTAAATCTTAACAGGGTACTTGCCCTCCTTATTTGCCCTGCGTTTGTCAAGTATAAGTTTTTCGTATGCCATAGCGATAAAAATTATTTGCAATAAATTTGCAACAAAATCACGTCAAAAAAACCCAAAAAACAGGGGAAAACCGGGCAAAAACCACCTTAAACAAAAATAATCAACGAATTATATATTTAATAACTCGTTGATTATCAGCGTTTAGCGTTTTGTCGGGATGACTGGATTCGAACCAGCGACCACGCGCCCCCCAGACTAATTGTCGAGCCATTTAAATATCTGATTCATAGCTTTTTGCGAGGTCGGTTATTTTTATTTGCAACGATTTTGCGATATTATGGGTTGTTTTTATGGTGATTCCGTCCAAAAGCTTACTACCTTTTCCCAAAAAGCTTACCACCTTTTTGGGGGAAGCTTACTACCTTTTTTTTGAGTCCGGGACGAGGGTCAACAGCCGAGGAACTTTTTTACCCCGTGATCGTGCAGCTCCGCAAAGAGGATTGCTCCGAATATGAGCATGATTATCCTTACCGCAGGGAGGAGAGGACCGAACCCGACCTCCAGCTGCCACCAAATGCAAAGGCTGACCAAAAAGTCGTAGATACAAAACATCCGGTGCAGGGCGCAGAAGTCATAGCTGTATGACAGCACCATCATCAGGACGAAAAAGATAATGCCGTGCTCGCATAGGAGGCTTGCGAATGCCCAATGCCTGCCGGCGAGGAGCGTGGCGCAATGTGCGCACATCAGCAAGGCGACGATTACGGGCAAAACCCCCACCGACACCTTCGCTACCTTCCGCATCCTGACGAGTCTCCTTCTGTCCAGCTTGTCCAGTATCATACACGTTTTTCAATATAAAACAGATGGCTGCGCAAGATGGTTCACGTCCTCGCAATAGTTTAAACTTTTTTATCATTCCCTCTCCCTGCAATCATCTCCAGCAGCCTTATTTGATTGTCCTTGCTTGCTATCAGCTCGTCCTTAGCCCTTAGCAGTTCTTTCAAGTGCTCAATCTCCTTTTCTTTGCTGCTTTCGTTGTCGTTAACGACATCAGCCTGCATCGTTGCTTTTTCAGGATTAAAGATTTCCCCGTCATCGTCATCAGGATTGCAACATAAAAGGCTGCCTATTCCGTTAAGGAGGTAGTCCGGGTTGAAGATGTTTCCGAATTTGGCGTTAAACCAGTTCAAAAACGACTCGTTTAAGTAGCTTTTATTCCCATTCAAAGCCTTGCTTACAGATGTTCTTCCCTTCCCTAAAGCTTCGGCTAATTCTTTTTGGGTAAGTACAACTCCTCTCCTGCGAAGATAGTTGTATGCTTCATTTAGATAAGCAGGGTTGATTTCTTTTCTTTCTTTACTTTGCATGACTCATTATTGTGCTATT